AGCCCGCAAGCACACAAGGCCGCAAGCACTGAATATATATACATGCCCCTAGGCCGCAAGCACGAGGCCGCAGGGGGCCGCAAGGCCGCACCCACCCAAACGCACTAGGCCGCACGCAAACGCTCTCAAATCAAACGGTGTTGCCCCTGTGGGAGGGAGGGGGTGCAATTCCCACCCACAAATACAGCACATTTTATTAGACCCTAACTAAATGCTTGACTCTGTTACCCCATTGCATTACCGTGATCGAACCTAAAGCAAAAAGAGATTGATATGAAAAACCCTAACCCATTTGTGGCAGCGGCCACTGACCCCACGCTTGAAGCTTTCGGGCGTCGATATCCAATGGAGTTGAAGAGCATCAAGTTCAACGCTCACTTCACTCGTGAGACTCACTGCTTCAGTGCAACGGTGCACTTGGATGGCAAGGCGGTGATGAAAGTTGAGAACGATGGCAACGGTGGTGCACACAACTACTACCCTGTCCATGGTCAGAGTCGTGAGTCATTCAAAACCATGTTTGATGAAGCTTGTGATTCTGCTTACGAATCCTTGGATGATTCTGTCCGCGAAGAATACAAATCCATTCTGATCAACAACCCTTACGCCAAAAGCACTGCACTTGAATGGGTCATAACCGAACTGCTCAACGAGCATCTGTGCTTGAAAGATATGCGCCGACTGCTGAAGTCCAAGGTCGCAGTGTTCGATGAAAGCGATGGCAAGATCTATCAGTACAGTTGCAAGCCCACCGAAGAGAACTTGACGTTCCTCAAAAAAGAGACCGCTGCCGAGCTGTGTGTGTTCCTCAACGACCTCCCCGAACACGAAGCCATGGTCTATTGGCGCAGAGCGGAGGGTTAATCATGTACGGAGAAGACACTGTTGCGCAAAGATTGTTACAGGTTGTGCGCGTGATCGTTACTCATGAGATCGACATCGTCACTGAGTCAGATTGGTTTGAAGAATACGTTGAGACCATGGTCGATAAACGGATCAAGGAAATGACTGCTCGCAGAACAGAACAAGGGGAGATCATTGATGCCGAAGTTTGAAATAAGAATAACAAGCACCGTCACTAATCATTATTTGGTGGAGGCCGAAAATTGTGAAGAGGCTGAAGACATTGCTACGTTTGGAGAAGCCAATAGTGATGACATGACACCTCACTACACCAAGCATGGTGAAGAGATCATTGATGTGGAGGAAGTCGATGAAAGTCCTTGACCTATTCTCAGGCATAGGTGGCTTCTCATTGGGGCTAGAGTGGGCAGGAATGTCCACTGTGGCCTTTTGTGAGCGTGACCCCTACTGCACCACCATTCTCAACAAACACTGGCCTGACACGCCCGTGCACAACGATGTGAGGAACTTAGATGGAAAAGACTATGCCGATTCAATTGACCTTGTGGCAGGAGGATTCCCCTGTCAGCCATTTTCAGTCGCAGGAAACAGACGGGGGTCAGACGATGACCGCCATCTCTGGCCTGAGATGCTTAGAATCATCCAAGAAGCCAAGCCGCGATGGGTCATTGGAGAAAATGTTTTTGGCCTCATCAACATGGCACTCGACGATGTGCAAGCTGACTTGGAGAGAGAACACTACGAAGTCAGGAAATTCGTACTACCGGCTGTTGCCGTCGATGCTCACCACCGAAGAGACCGAGTCTTCATCATTGCCTACCGAGACCCAGCTTTGGTCAACGCCAGCAGCGAGCACAGGCGGGGGGATACCGACAGACGCAGCGGAGCGGGGATGGAAATGGGAGGGAGCATACTGGCGCAGACCAGACGGCACCAAGTACCAGACGCAACTGATCGACCAAGCACGCATGTGGCCCACTCCCACGGTGAAAGGCAACTACAACAAGAAGGGCTTGAGTGCGAAGTCGGGCGATGGTCTGGCGACAGCGGTAAACAAGTCTCGGATGTGGCCGACAGCCACGGCAAGGGATTGGAGGTCAGGCAAGGCATCAGAGAAAAGCATGCGCCGCAACTCTCGCCCTCTGAACGAAGTGGTAGTGAGAGAAGAGAGGATGTGGCCTACACCAATGGCACACGAGGCGAGGTTGGGATATCAGGACAGGAGTCGTGGCAAGAAGGGCACGCAGGAGAGTCTCACCACCAAGGTGATCAACAACTTAGGCGGTCGCCAAGAGGTGAGTGGCCAGCTGAACCCAGAGTGGGTCGAGTGGCTAATGGGATTCCCAATCGGGTGGACAGAATCAAAGGACTAGGCAACGCCGTTGTCCCGCAACTCATTCAAGCAATCGGCGAGCTTGTGCTTGCCGCAGACAAGGAGATCTACGGATGCAAATAAAATTAAATCTTAATCAGAGCGAGGATTGTCTCAAGGGCTGTTACATCATCGATGTCTCTGGTGACTCTGACTTTCTTGGGGTATTCGCTGCCATCACCAAAGCCATGCGCGATGAATGCATCTACGAAGATGAGATTCAATCGATAACCTTTGATGCTGAAGGCAGACTACGGCTAGGCCATTTGTTGAGTGGTGATCCGTCATGACCTCGACACGCGGAGGCTTGCGTGAGAACTCTTCTGGCCTGTACCGTCACAAGAAGATGCACACGCACACATGTGAGTGGTGTGGCAAGAAGTTTGAGACCATGCAAAAGGTTGGCAAGTTTTGCTGTAGGGCGCACAAGATGAAGGCGCACCGACTGCTGATTGTCATGAAGAATCGTAAACGCCTGACGGACATTGCTCGCAAGGGCAAGGACTTCAGGCTTCACTTTGGTGATATCGCAGAAGTAAGGAGAAAGCGATGACAAACTTATTCTCGTTCCATGGACTGCACCCACAGGGCATGCCTGATCGTGGTGATGAAGACCGTACCAATCCTCGTGCACCATTCAACTGGCCGTGGAACAACAGGTCTGATGGAGACATGCGCGAGTATGTCGTGACTGTGGAGTTCTATGTGAACGCAACGGATCAAGACAGTGCATCTCAAAAGGTCGAGTCTGCTTTGGGCAAGAGCAACATAGAAGATTGCGAGCTATGGCAAACGGAGAACACAGAAGAGATCTAATCTAAGTCCGGGTCTTCTTCGATTTCTTCGTACTCGGCGTCTTCGTACTGTTCCGAGGACAGTTCGTTTTCGTCGTAGTCTTCTCCCTGGACAACTTGTCCGTAAAGCTGGGGCGCGAGTTGGTTGTTATCAATAAGCGCCTGTAGCCTGGCTTCGACTTCTGCTTTGTCCATCTGATCGATTCGCCCGTGCTTGATCTCTTTCTTGTCGATGAGAAGGCCCGCAAGTTTTGCTCTGCCCATCTCTGCTGTGACGGCTGCACCATACGATCCGTCCTCCATGGCAGAGTTACGAATCTCTAGCAGATCTCGAGCAACCTTCTCGTAAGTGATCTCAAATTTTTTCTGCTCGCATTCTTGGAGCTCCCTCACCTTCTCCTGAATGTGCGCGTAGCGTGGGTCATGCAAAAGCATGCTCGCAACCTGTGCTGGGTGTGAGTACCCCGCTCTGTGCGCGCACTCTGTATTTGTCAGATCGTGATACACATACAGCTGCACGAACTTCTGCTGCTTCTTAGTCAACGGCCTGTTTTTGAACTGAGCTATTGCGTACCGCTTAGGGTTCGCAAGTATGTCCTCATCAGGTTCAATTGCGCTGCGTGTCATCTCACTCATTTGTTTTTTTTCCATGCTGCTAAAAAAATTTTTTTGCTTTTCCAATCCTAATTCTAAAGGGGGAGAAGGGGTATCCCGAAGGGGAGATATTTAATATATCTCTCCCCCTCTTTAGAGGTGCCCCTATGCCCCTATGCCCCTACCCTTATAAATCAATGACTTACGAGCCGTAGGGGCACAAGGGCACGCAAGGGCACTCTGCCCCTATGCCCCTGCCTGCCCCTACTATATAAATCAACAACTTACGGACTTATCCACAGGGGTAGGGGCAATCTGAAAAAAGGCCACTGCCCCTACGGTTTTCGCCAAAAGTAGGGCCATACCGAACCTAGAATTTACTTTAAGTTTCGCTCCTAAGTGCACTTCAACTCCTTGTCGTTTGCCCTGCATCTGATGCAGTAATACTGCCCGTTCCAAGCGATGTCCGGGATGTCCTCACAGGCGCATCCGATTGCCGTCTTGAGGTTTGCCAGAGCCACGGAGGTAGGTTCCAGGGGCACATCTTCCCACTCATACTCCACGCTTAGCTCCACGGCTGCACGCCCATTGACTGCTCTATGATGGGCACACAACTGCTGTTGCTGTTGAGATATCCCAGCGTCAGAGCCTGGCGTATGCCATCATCTGTGAGTTCGATGTCGATCTTTGTCACCATACCTGCGAAGCTTTCATCCCAGTTTGTTTCTGCTTGGGCCACCACTTCATCTGTCAGCGTGTCATCCTGTTCCAGATCCGCATCGATCTTATCTGACAACCATGCCTTCAGCTGCGCTAGATCTTCTTCTGAATCTGCGTACACGATTCCGTACTTGCCTCCTGTATTCACCTGATATATCTGCATATCTATTCCTCTTCTTTCTTCACTACACTCGCTAATTCTTTCGCCAGCTTCCTGATCTCTGAGTTGTTCTTATTGATTGCTTTGACCAATGCCTGCAGAGAATCTGACATGTCTTTGTTCGCCTGTTCAAGCCCAGCGAACTTACTCATTAATTTTTGCACTGAGCCGACTGCATCTTCTACCGTGTCATCATCCACGTTCATCTCAATTGTTACCTTTGCCATCGACTCTCTCTTTGTTTATCATCGGCTTGTGGGTTACTCCTTTATATCCACACCTTGGTTGGGTTTCCTTTTATGCTTTGGGGGCCACCACCTGCCCCGGCCAGTTTGGCTATCTCCCTGCTGGCTGGGGTTCCTAATCAATCAAATCCCCACCGACTTGTACCATTGGGTTCCGTTCTTCACATCGATCAGTATGTACCTTTGTCTGACGTTGTACACAGTCTGAGCGGGCACACTCACTTCTTTGGCTATGTCTTTTACCATCAGGCCCATCTCCTGCAGCTTCAGGATCTGCATGATCACAGAGTCTTTGAGCTTCTCCCGTTTCTCTGACGGCAGGTGCGACCTAGGTTTCTTGGGCTTCTTCTGCCACGCTTCTTGTGCCCTGATTGCGGCGAGTAATTTATTCATCCCATGGCCTCGTCATTTCATTTGATTCTAAGTAGTGCCACACCGCCTGTCCGGGCACGGCATGTGTCTTAACTATGTTACCTTTGTACTTCTGTACATAACTGACGGCACTTCTTGCCGACTTTTCTCCGCTCGCCATCTTGGCATTGCTCAAAGCCTCTCGTGCCAAGATCTCCAGTTCCTTTCTCTTGTAGAACTTTGTGCTGCTCATGGCGTTCACCACCACATCAGCAATCTGCACTTCATCCTCTTCGCTTAGTTGCGGCCTAGTGTTGCGCTGCGTAAACTCGTTGACCTGCCACAAGCCCTGCTCAAAGTCGAAGTTAGCCAGATGTTCTTTGGGCTCCTGTGCATTACGCGCTTCATAGAAGATAGATACATCAGGCTTCTGACCACTGAGCTTGATGCCAGAGTCGAACCATCCTGCGAACACGGAGCCACCTCGAGCAGACATAAACGACTTATCATCTGCCCGCTCTTTACCTGTATGGTGGGCGAGGATCACGGCAACGTCGTTCAACTCCATGAGCATATCGACTCTGTCCATGAGTTTGCGTATCTCTGTGTTGGAGTTCTCTTCACCATCAAAGAAGTTGATGATGGGGTCAATCATGACGATGTCTGGGTTGTGGAATGCGATCTCATCAGAGAACGCTTGGATGTCTTGGTCTTTCATCAGGTTCTTGCGCAGACGCCCACTGATGATCAGGTTGTTGTGCCCCATGCGGATGAGGTCATCGTCCCCTGCGAACCGCTTGTAATACGTTTCGATACGGCGTTTCAAGAACTCTGCGATGATCTCTGCCTGAAACCACATCACCTTGAGTGGGCGACTGAACGGCACATCCATGAAGTCGGTGCCTGTTGTTGCACCTGCTGCGAATGCACCAAGCCAGTTTGATTTACCTATCTTTGGCTTACCGAGGAGCAGCACCCGGCTCTTCTGAAATATGAATGCATCACCCCAGTACTGGTCGATGCCATCGTCGTTCATGTCATACCATTCAGCTGCACTGAACGGTTGCAGTCCGAGCGGGCCTTGTTCTGGCTTCTCTTCGCCTTCTCGCTTCAGTTCATCCAGTGGATCTTCTTGTGACTGAATCTCTTTGAGATCTTCATTGATATCTGTCTGCCACTTAGATGTCTGCCACTGCATGACACCTGCATCGACATCGTCTGGGTGCCGTTTAATGTGGCCACTTACAATGCTGATGGTAGTGCGTGTGACTTCGATCAAGTCCATGGGTGGGAAGCAGGTCTGGTTCCAATCCTGCGCTTTGATCATGACCTCGCGCATCCCCCAGCCTTCTTTCACCCACTTGCCGACCAAGCGTGCCAGGGTATCGTTACGACTGCCCTCTTGCTTGGGGTCTTCGGTCAGCTTCTCGCGTATGCTTTCGACCTTGCCACCGTTGTTGTACATGTGGACTTTCTGCAGATCGTCTTGCAGCAGCACGGGAAGATCTTCCATGCTGGACATGGGATAGTTCTTATCGAACTCAATGTTGTAGCCATGGCTGGGCGCGACCATGATGTATCCACCATCGCCTCGTATGTCGATCTTGTTGAGGCCCACGCTGTTGCGGATCAGTTCACTGCCGAGTGAGTAGAAGTAATGCACGCCACCGCGAGGTGACGTTTGTTTGAGTGGGGTACGGCTGATGTTGCCTTCTTCAACCCAATCAACTGCTTCATCCTTATCGACATCGACCACGGCGAACGTAATGCCTGTTATCGCTGCCCAGTTAGCGGATGGATACTGGGAGTGCCACTGCTGTATTTCATCGCGTGACGGTTGAATCTTTTGATAGTGCTGCCACTTGACTCGTGGTGTCTTGGCCCACTTGGCTTTGAGTGCATCTTCGGTATCGAAGGGATGCCGGGTTCTGAAGTATTGCGGCACTGCCTCTGTTGGTGAGCCACATGGGATGATGTGCATCCCGTTCTCCCACATGTCGCTAAGCAGTTCTAGTTTTGCTTCGGGTGCGAGTTCAGAGCCGTTGACCCCTGATGGTAGGAATGATGGCATCATTAAATTATCCGCTGCACGATCCTGTTTTTGTTTTCATCTGTTCCAGATTTGACCTTCATGTCCAATGACTTTGCTGCAATCCTGATGGAGTGATAGACATAACCCTTGGGGTCTTCCTCTTTGCTGAGCACAAAGCTGTCGCCAATTTCCATGTCTTTCAAAAGCGTTTGCCATTTACCTGCCCCCCTTGCGGGGTGAGGCGGTAGCTCGAGGTTTTTTTCAATTGTCTTCATGACCTTTCGCCTATTGGAAAGTCGCATTCTCTATGAGGTTCTTTGATCATGCAATAAAAAAGTGAAATTAATTGTTGCAATGAAATGGTTGGTGAACTACTGTGCACTTCAGTAGAGATGAGATGAGATTGAAATGAACGAGCGGATTAAGAATCTAGCTTTGCAACTGCATGGCGCGAAAGAAAAGAAGCAAGAGGTCGAGCGACATATCAAGTCGGTTGAACGCGAGCTCCTAGACCAGAAAGAAGTAAGTCAACTTCTACTCCCCCTGAACAATGAGGGCGGCGAAAGAACCCAAGACGGCATAACTGTTGAGATCAAGCGTGAACACGTTTGGGATCAGTTTTTGTTGGATGAGATTCTGGAGTCAATGCCACGAGAATCGTGGCCCTCGTTTGTAGCCCAAGTTACGAATTACAAGGTAGACATGCGCGGCTTTACTGCGTGGGCTATGGCTCACCCAGACGAAGCTGGGCGTTGGCATGCCTGTCATTCGATCAAGCTTGGCAAAGAGCGGGTCAAGTCGATTGACCCAGATAAACTTAACCAACCAGAAGAGGAGGTGTAACTTTGAGTTTACTCAATCAAGTTACTACCCATCGGGAGATCAATCCTGATGTGACCATGCCCCCTGTACGGATGAACATCCAAGGTACAGATGGTATTGGTAAGTCCACGTTTGGAGCGAACGCTCCTGACGCTATCTTCATACAAGCGGAAGACGGCCTGTCTTTCATCAACGCTGCACGGTTTCCCCAGGCGAACACTTGGGAAGAGATCTTGGAGCAGGTGAAGACCCTGGCCATGGAAGAGCATGGGTACAAGACAGTTGTCTTGGATACTACTGATGCTGCAGCCAAGCTTGGTGAAGCGAACGTCTGTGAGAAGAACGGTTGGTCATCGGCGGCAGACCCCAAAGCAGGATACGGTGCGTTTTACGTTGCCGAAGAGAATGCTTGGTTGAACCTGTTGAATGGCCTGAACGTATGCTTCCAGCAGCGTGGCATGAATGTGATTCTATTGAGTCACGTTGCATCTAAGTCGTACAAGGATCCAGAACTGGAACCTTATGATCGATGGGAGATGCGTTGCAACAAGAAGGTGAATGCCCTGATCAAGGATTGGGTTGACTTCAACTTGTTCGCAAACTACGAAACCACCTTGATCAAAGATGGTCAGAAGGCTCGCGGTGTGAGCTACGGCAACCGAGGTTTATTTACCAAGTTTGCTGCAGCGTATGACGCAAAGTCTCGCTTAGATCTTCCATCGAAGATCGAATTCTCTTGGCAATCATTTGCAGATGCTTATGGCGCTGCTCTTGGTCTGCCAGTAAACAATAACGAAGCCGCATAGGAGGAACCATGGGCTTATTAGATCAAGGTATCGATGTCAGTAACATCGACGAGTCAGGAGGCGGGGTATCAGAACCCATGCCAGCTGGCGAGTACACCTTAGCTGCGGCTGTGTACAGCGAGGAGACTTCAAAGGCAGGTAATCCATACCTGAAGGTGGAGTACAACGTCGTTGGGCCTAGCTATGCAGGTCGTAAGATCTGGGAGAACTTCACGCTGACTCATGCTGTAGGGCTGGGACGGTTGAAGTCTTTCATTAATGCGACGGGTGGTGATGCAACGCAGACTGTCAATACTGACATGATGCGCGGAGCCATGGGTAAGCAGTTCACTGCACAAGTGGCCATCGAAGAAGGCAACAATGGTTACGCAGCTAAGAACAAGATCTCTTCTTTCAAGAGCGGATCTGCTCCTGCGGCTGTGCAACCACAAGCGCCACAACAGGCACAGGCAACCCCTGCGCCAGGCTTGAACACCGCCAATGTAGATTGGAATGGTTAAGGGCTAGGGCTTGGGACTCATCACCCATCCAGCACGTTCCCGTCCGTGTGCCCGAAGGCGGGACTTCAATGGAAGTTATTTATGAGCAGTGCAAAAGATATTTTTATAGTCCCAAAGGACTATGTTTTTCGCCCACTTGGTTGGAGACAAAGCACCATAGTGGTCGATGGAAAAACTATTTACCTGTCATTCAACACCGTCAAGGTGGTCGAAGGCGGGACTGATAAACCCCAAAGCAAGGAATAGAAATGGAACTACATTCTGAAAAGACATTGCGCTTTGCGCGTAATGCGTTGAAATCTCATGTGGCAACAATGGCGGCTGACCACGGTATAAAAGAATCTACGGCTCGAGCCAACATCTCAAATTCAATTGGAGTTGATCCAAGCTCAATCAGGCAGTTTGTAAACGGCGAGATCGTTAAACCTGCTCTGAAAACCATGCAGAAGTATGTGACCTGGCTGGCAAACAACCCTGAATCTCAAGACTTTGATGAAAGAGACGTAGAGCGCGGCAACAGAATGCCTACTAAAGAGGAATTGCGTCAAAAAATTACGCGGCTTCGGGATGACCTCGATCATGCACAATCATACATGCAGGAACTACGAGAAAAGCGTGATGAACTTTTGGACAGACACCAAGCTGCTCATCCTGAAAACTCTTACTGGATGCAGAATTCAGAGGCGCTGATTGAGATCTCTACTGGCTGTATGTATGAAGCAGACAATGTGCGCAAACGTGTCTGCACGATACCGATACCGATGCTGCAGGGTAATTGGAGATGGGATCAGGAAGAAGAGACCCGCGAAGAAAACAATGCGCGACGAGAAAAAGCGTTGTCAGAAAGTTTCGGCAAGGTGTATCAGTTTGCGAGATCGATCACTGAGTTGTACTCCAACCTTGGTGGCTGGCCTGATGATGAAGTTATCGTGGACGTTAGGTTCCAAAACATTGAGGGCATGTGATGAAAGACACCGAAACCATTCACAGCGACATCCCGCTGCCAATAGAGAAGCGTGGTAAGTCTTCTAGGTGGGACAAGTTTGTTGGCATCGAAGTCGGTCAGTGTGTGTTTGTGGATAGCCGTAAAGAAGCTAACTCGTTGAAGATTTACTTATCTAGGCACGGCATGAAAGTGGCAACGCGCAGCGTGGATGGTCAATTTGGGGTTTGGAGAGTGGCTGATGAGTGATCACGCAGGTCTGATCAATGGCTCTACTGGAGAACCGTTAAGCATCAAAGAGGATGTGGTCAATCACCCCGGACACTACGCGAAGGGCGGTGGCATAGAGTGCGTTGAGGCAATCAAAGCGTCGATGTCCTCTGACGCCTTCAAAGGGTATCTTAAAGGTAACGTCATGAAGTATGTCTGGCGTTATGAAAACAAAGGCAAGCTAGAAGACTTGCAGAAAGCCAACGTCTATTTGGGTTGGCTGATCAAGGAGGAAACTGATGGATCATCATGAAGAGTTTGATTTCAGCTGGCAGAGCGAAGAGCACGAAGTTGCGGCAGAGGCGCTGGCATTGTTTGTGAAAGCGATGAGAAAGAGAGACATCTCAGAAGATGTTTTGATGGAAGTTCTTTTTGTCGCCGCGTTTACATATCACTTGCACTTTACTGATCGTAGCTCCCTTCGCAGGTTGGTTGATGACGGCATGCTTGCAGTGGTGGATCCTGATTCATCAACAGAGGAAAGGATATGTCATTAAATGAAAACCAACACGCCGTAAGAGAACAGGCTGTGCTTCGTATCTTACATCGTCACAACCTATCACCGTGGGCCAGAACGTACTGGGCACGCACTTATTCAGGACTAAAGAGGGCCAGGCATGCAGCTAAGGTATTACCAGCAGGACGCCATTGATGCGGCGTTTCATTGGTTCGACACTCAAGATACGAACCCTTTAATTGTTTTACCCACAGGCTCTGGCAAGACTGTTGTCTTTGCCTCAATGATCAAGAAGATCTTTGAAGACAATCGTGACAGCCGTGTGTTGATCCTTGCTCACAGGCAGGAGCTAATCAGCCAGGCAGATGAAAAGCTAAAGACCGTATGGCCTTGTGCACCCAGTGGGTTGCTGGCTGCAGGGTTGAAACAGTTTGATTCGCACGAGCCTATCGTGATCGCTAGTCGGGATACCCTGGCCACACCAAGCAGGTTGATGGACGCAGGTCAGTTCGACTACATCATCGTGGATGAAGCCCATCATGTTGGGCCAGAGAAGAACAGTCGGTATCGGAAGATCTTTGATCACTTCGACTCAACACAGTATTACGCACCAAAAGTCTTGGGCGTGACGGCAACACCGTATCGCATGGGCCAAGGGTTCATTTACGGGTTGGACGATCACTTCTTTGGAGGTGTGGCCCATCGGGTCACCATCCCGGAGCTAATCAAAGCTGGATATCTGTGCCGACTGTCGGCTTATCAGGTGGCGTCTGAGGCGGTGATCGATGCATCTACTGCCAGGGTCAAGTTCAAAGGTGGTGACTATCGTGAGTCAGACATTGAGCACCTCGCCATGGAAGACCAAACCATGTTGGCGATTGTCGGCGATTGGATTGATAAGGCGTACAGCAAAGGGCGACTGAGCAGTGTGTTCTTCTGTATCACTGTCGCTCATGCGAACAAGATGTGCATGTACCTGCGCAATGCAGGTGTAGAGGCGGCTGTCGTGACGGCAGAAACGCCCAGTGAAGAGCGCAAGAAGATCCTTGAGGACTTTGAGCATGGTGTCATCAACGCGCTGTGTAACGTCGCTGTGTTGACTGAGGGCTGGGATGCGCCACGCACAAACTGCATCGCGTTGCTTAGACCGACCAAGTCGCTGGGCTTGTATGTGCAGATCTGTGGTCGAGGCATGCGCACTTGGGGTGACAAGAAAGACTGCATGCTGCTGGACTATGGCGAGAACATGCAGCGCCATGGCTGCATCGATACAGCTAGGCCAGAGAAGCCTGATGAAGAAGAATCAACTGAGCCTAAGATCTGGATATGTGACCACTGCTATGCAGTGAATGATATGTATGCCCGCAACTGTGTCGAGTGCGAAGAGCCTAGATACAGCGTTGAGCAGATGCTTCAGCGTCAGCAAGACTTGTTGAACCAGCTGGAGGAAGAGCGCAAACAGCAAGAAGAAAAAGACGCCGCTGCAACACGAGAAGCGGCACAGGGCAATGTGCTTTCTGACGAGCTTGAAGAGCCTTCGCAGAAGTTTGAGAAGATCAAAGACATCGACTTTGTCTCTGCTCAGATCAAGACATCCAAGAACGGCAACGAGTATCTCAACGTAATGTTCTCCACGCCCGGTGAGTACTGGCCACAGAGCATGCCCATCATGCTGGGTATGCACGGTAAAGCGGGAATGGTTGCTACAAAGAAGTGGCGCACTCTGACTAGGCCAGGGACGCCCATAACACATAGCCTCACGCACGCGGCGGGTCTTGTTAACGAAGACAAAGTCATGAGTCACATCAAACAAATTACTGTAAGAAAGGAGGGTAAGTACTGGAATGTTGTCAGCGTCCATTTTTAATCGCATAGATGAAGTCATCGCCAGCAAAGATAACCGACACCGAGGGCACCTTGGTTTCAGTGGGATCGGGGATGACGATGAATACAAGCTGTGGATGGGTTTCCGTTGGTGCTTACCGTCCACGTTTGGTGGGCGCATGCTTCGCCTGTTTGATCTTGGTCAGAGGATAGAGGAGCAGATCGTTGACAACATAAAAGACAGCGGCCTGATATCCATCGCCTCGCACGACAAAGACGGTAACCAGTTTCGGGCATCGTTCTTTGGTGGCCACTTCGCAGGTTCGTGCGACGGGCTGCTCAAAGGTGTGCTGCCTCCACCTGAGAGCGAGGTGGTGTTGCTGCTCGAGGTGAAGAGCGCCAACGACAAGCGATTCAAGGAGCTTGTGAAGCTTGAAAGCTATGAAGCGTGGAGCGAAACGTATCGCTGGCAGATTCATGCGTACATGGGTGCGCTTGGTCTGACCAAATGCATGGTTGTTGTGATGAATAAAAACAACAGCGAAATCTATTCAGAGGTGATTGAATACAACGCCGCTATCTGGGAGCGCGCACAAGAGAAGGCAGAGCGGATCATCTGCAGTGACGCACCACTCAAAGAAACACGGCGGTCAGAGAAAGATTGGCGCATGAAGAACGAGCCTGACCTGTATAAAGATATCTACTACGGACGGCGCTTGCCTGAGTCGGTGAACTGCAGGAACTGCATGCACTCAAAGCCATTAACAGAGTCTCACGGTGCCGTGTGGGTGTGTAAGAGGACAGGTGAGGCTCTCTCGCTTGATGAGCAGCGTGCTGGGTGCCATAAACACATGTGGATACCAAACCTAGTGGGTGCAGATTACATGCCTGAGAGAAGCACACAGGACGCCACAGCGTACAGAGCGGGCATCATCGACTTCTACAATGGTGTGGGGCCAGAGGATGGTGAGTACTACTACTCAAGTGCTGAGATGCGTGAGCTATCCAAGGTGCGGTTCGATACTCAGATGATGATCGATAGTGAGAAGATCAGGGCTGAGTTCCCAGGGAGCCAGATCGACAACATGGATGAACGCACTGAGCCTTTCTAGTCCCAGCTGCGGGGGTCTTTGACGATCAGTATCTTGGTGCCGGGGTAGAGGGCTTCGACTAGTTTCTTCTTGAGCCTAAACACCTGAGTGATTACACCCTTGGTGTCTTCAACCACATACTCACCATCGCGCTTGTATCGGAAGTCTGCTATGTACGAGCAGATCTTCTGATCCTCGCCGTTGACGGTGACCACGCAGGGAAAGTCTACTTGAACCTCAAGCTCGGATAGCTCGCCAGCTTGTTGTAGTTGTTTGAGTATCTTGTACCTGGCCGCTTCAAGCTTAGAGTCGAACACGATGCCATCGTATTCAGTCTTCTTTGCAAAGTATTTTGACTTTGGCCGCTTTCTTTTTGGGATCAAACTAATCAATGCCTAGGAGTTTGTTTAACTCTACTTGCCTGAGAGCATCAGTGCCACGGTTAAATAATGACGTAGGCGCTGTGCTAGGCTGTGTAGGCGCGATTGGAGGCGCAGGTTGTGGTTGTGTAGGGGTTGGTGCAACAGGCGCTTGTGCGGCTTCTTGCGCAGCCATCTGTTCAGCTTTCGCTTCTGGCCTAAAAGCTGAGCCTTGAAAACCTTTTCTAACCTCTGCCATCGCTTTAAAGTCAAATGGATTAGAAAGTTTGTTTTCATTTCCTTGCAGTGCAAATCGTATTGTTTCTTTGCTCGGAGTGAATGCGTTAAATCTACCGGCCATAACAGCGTTAAGCTGCGGTACTTTGGCTTTCTTTAACGGCTTCATGATCTCAGAGTTAGAAAGACCAAGAGTCTTTGCATCCTCAATGGCCATGTTTAAATCACGCAATGCTTTAAATCGCTGCTCGTTGGCCGTGATGTATGCCTTAGTCATGTCTTCTGCAGAAACACTACCACTTGTTTTGGCAATCTGATTGAAAATGCCTGATGCATCTCGCACCGCTCTTCCAGCCTCGTAACCTCTATACAGTAATGAAGTTTCAATTTTTGGTTTCACTGCTTTGATGCCTGTCAAAGCCTCTATAAACTCGCCAGCTGGATCAATTCTGACGCCAGATCTTTTGACTGCTTCTCTAGAATCAGTTATGCCAGCCGCAAGCCCTAGTGCTTTTGGAAAATCACCAACCCTGATATCAAGGCCACCAGGGAGAGAAGAAGTAACAGTCGATGTTATTTCAATTGGTGACGCGCCGGGAGTCAAACCCTCTGCTAAATGGGCAAAAGACTTACCAACCCTTACATCAAATGGATCTTCGTTATTGTAAACAGATCGACCAAACCTAGTTTGATTACGCCCTATATCTAAAATCTTTTCAGTTAATATAGATTCGCCAAGGAAGGGTGAAAAGAACTCTCTTCCACTTTCCATTGCTGCATCAAAAGCAATTGCATTTAACTCTTTTTCGCCAGTTATGCCTGAGTTAACAGCGTTGAAGATTGCTCTTCCTGAACGAGTTAAATAATCATAAGGATTGGTGTACGAGAAGTTATAAAAGTCTGTGATCTTGCCATCTTTGTTTGTTGCAAGAGGTATGAGCATTGCGTTCTTTTCCCAATCGGCAGCGAAAGAACGCTTGAAAGCATTCACTTGTTCCATGTCAGAACCAGTAAGCGCAAGACCCCCAGCCATTAATCCACCGTAAAGACCGCCATCAACAGTCAAAGAACCAAGCAACCGACGCATGCCAATAGATCTAATTGCAGTAGACTCATTGCCAAGTTCTTTCATCGCTCGACCATAAACGCTGGCAGAGGTTCTAATAATCTCAGCAGGGAACGCAACAAAGTTACCGAATGGTAACCGCCTTAGTTGTTGTATTGCTTGAGGCACACGAGCGTAGTTGGGGACTGTGTCCTTGACTATGGATGCAGCTTCTCGTTTTAAAAGCTGTTGAAGTTCTGGGCCACTTAATTCAGAAACAGAACGGCCTCTTAGCATTAATTGGTTTTGAACATCTGTTATAGGTATGTTTTTTGCGCCTTTCTTAAACGCATCCATGAGCCGACCGAGTTCCATTTCATAGCTGTATATCTTCCAGATATCGTCTGATCCTTGATACAGCTTTCCAGCAAAAGTGTTTTGTATATTCGCTGCTTTCTCAACATACTTCTTACCGAAGACGCCTTGTTTGGCGCTAAGTGCATCTTTAAATAAGTTTTCAAATTCACCAATCTTGGCGTTGGTGTTAACGATTCCTAACTCAATAAGGTCATCGTAGTAATTATCTATGTCGCCCTTCTTGATGTTAGCAGTGCCGTCAACGCCTTTATCAACAAGCCTTCCAGATCGATTAATCTTTGTGGCCAAAGCTTCTGCCGCGCTGCTACCCGGCAAATCAACAAGTCGTTGGCCAATTTGACTAAAGACCGTTTGAGCAGAGTCGATTAAGTTTTCTGCATTGCCGAAGTTGCCGTTCTTTAGTGCAAAGAAAGATGCGGTGGTCGCGTTTCTTATTTGCGTCACTGGGCTTAGAACTGTCTTAGCGACTTGCGAGAAACCTTTTGCTGCTAAGAACGTGGCCCAAAGCCTGTTAGTGTCTGCACTCAAGAACTGTTGTGGCATATCTTCGATTGCTCTTAGATATTCTTCTTTGACGTACTTACCTGCAAGCGGGCCATATTTTTTTCTAGCAATGTCCGATACTTCTGTTGCAGTAGATGCGCCTTCCATGCCAACACGAACGTAGTTTTCAGCTTCTTGAAATGTTACGTTTTTGGGTACTGCGTCAAAAATAAACCTGTTTGCTTCAGGCAAAGTGCTGTTATAAATATTTAAATTGTCAAAGTACTTTGACTTGTTGATAGCTTTAGCCATGCCATCAATGGTGTCGATAGCTTTAGTTCTAAGACCAAGGCGTTGTTCTTCTAGTGATCTTTGTCTAATTGGCTCAACACCAAATGTACCGTCTTTCTTTTTAACTCTTGCAAGCACATCAGATGCACCAGAGTACTCGCCCAAAAAGTCTCTAACTGCAGGCAAATCATCAAGTCTTCTGCCTTTCATTATTCCTTGAGCCACGCCACTTAGAGTGCTTTCGGCAAACTGATCTGCTGGCTTCATGCTGGCGTTGTTGAATGAAACCCTTTGTCTCAAATCATTAAGTATTCCTAAAGCAGCCTCTTCAGATACTCCTTGGCCTGGGTTTGCTGCTTCTGAAATCTTCATTATTTCATCAAGCGCACTCCTAACTTGTGGCTCAGTAGGAACATATGCATCTGAATCTTTCAAAGATCGGTACATTCTTGTGGCGTAGTACCCTTTGTTGTCGCCAATGGCTGTCGTAAGTTCATCCGACATCTCTTTGCTTAAAAATGTATCGTCACGAATTGTGTCTGATAACTTGTCTATTTGATTTCTGAATTTGTCTGCCGCATTGAGAAGGCTTAAATCACGCCTGCCTCCAAACAAAGATTTAGACTTTCCAGCTTTGAGTTTTTCGTCTAAAGCAACAAGAGCTTGCCTTCCCTCTTCTTTTACAACGCTTCTCGGTTTAAACCCACTTGTGCCAGGCACTCCAACCTCCTCTGCAAACATGTAATTGTTTAAGGAATTTAGTGTGAGGCGTTCATCCGTTTCATTTAGGTTGCCACTCTTTTTTAAAGATTTAAGAGCGTTATCAACCTCTTCCATGCTTTGCCGAGCACGTTGGTTTTGGGCGCTTACTTGTTGAACTCTTAACGCTTGTAGCTGACGGCTGAAAACATCAGGCATTTCGCCTTGAAAGGTTAAATACTTCTTTGCCCTCTTGCTGACCTTGGCTATGTTCTGTTGTAAAAAAGTTGGGTCATCTATATCAGCCTTGACACCAACATTTGTCAAAACACTATCTGGGTTTTTAATAGCTTGTGCAGTTCTCTTAACAACGTCTGTGCTTGCAACTGCATCAACGCCTTTGCCTATTACGGGAGCGGCAACTTTTACTGCACGAGGTACTCCAAGTAGTAAAGTTGCACCCTCTGCAGCTACCTTTAGTCGGTTACTTAACTCTGCAGCTGCACGTTCAGCGCCAACTAATTCAGACGCATCTAACCTTTTTGTGGGGCCACCATCAAAGAAGTCGCCAAGGGTTTCAACATCAGGAGTTGTAGCAGCAACATCAGCAGCCGCAAATGAACCAATCTGCCCAGCACGCCCAAGCTGAGCAGCTTTCGCTGCCTTGGCGGCAAGACCACCGGGTACGGCAAATTGTGTAATAAACTTGGCGGCTTCGCCTAAAGTTGTAGATGTGGTTGGTTTGTATTGACCAAAGAATTCTCTTACTGCTTCAGCATTACTTTCTTCTGGATCGGTAACTAAGTCTGCAAGTTCTGCGGGGAGAGAAGCTATACCCTCAACAGTACCAACAAGACCAGCGCCCACTCCTCGAGCTATGTCGCCTAAAGCTGATACATCTTCTTCGCCAAGTTGAGCACCACGTTCAGTTATAGGGTTTTTAGATATGTATTTTTTTGCAGCACTTAAAGCAGCATCTTTATCATCTGTATCAATGTTGATAGACCTGCCATCTGGCAAATTTATCGTTATCATTGCGCTATCTCGTTACCTTCTGCATCAACATTTATAGAAGTACCGCCAGATGCCGCCTCTCTCGGCTCCATCTTTAAATCTTTTCTAGCTAATCGATCAGCTATTATATCAATTTGATCAGGACTTAAATCTTGACCCGACAAGCTATCGCTAATGCTTTCATAGTATTGCGCTTTTACATTTGAGAACAAAGTTAATTGCTCTAACTGAGATGGATCTTTACTAAGCAGTAAGTTGATTCGACCTGCCGCATCAAGATCGGGGCGCTCTTTCTTTAATATCTCAAGCTGTTGTTCAAACGCAGTACCGCGTTCTTCTTGCTGCATTCTTCTTTCATCAAGATCTCTCTGCCGCTCAAGCTCTCTGTACTCTTCTTTTCCAAGAACCATGTCGCTTAGGAAGTTTCTAGGCACTCTACCTTCTGTTGGTTGTGCAGCTTTTGCTAAAGCATATTGAGTTGCGGGGTCTTGAAGCATACTAAATATGCCACCTGAACTTTCAGGCTCAACCTCCTCTGCTTGCTGCTCAACAAAAGCTTGGCTTTCTGGAGTCACAGATGCAAAAGGATCCTCTTCAACTTCGGAAACTGCAGGCGCAGAGGGAAGAGCAGGTGGCTCTAAACCTTGCTTCAATTGTTCCATGGTGGCGGGCGCATTTCTTCTAGCTCCCTCTGCCATGGACTCAGACATAGGGAACATCTCAAAAGGTTCATCAACATCGCCTGGATCGGAAAGACCAAGAACTCTACCTAATCGGCTTTGAGCGATAGCCTCTAAACCTTCTCCAACGCCTCTAACTGGTGCAGTTAAAATATCGCCCATGCCTGCGATGCCAGAGCCAATATTGTAACCAGTGTTAGCGGCTAGTCTTTTGTCATTAAGAAGCTGTAAGTATTCTTGTTGCACTTGTGGTTTAAGTTTTGCAAATTCTTCAGCAGTAACTCCAAGGCTTTCAATTTCTTCAACAGTGACTGGATTTTCTGCAGAAACTTGAACTTCCTCAACAGGAAGAGATGCTATTCCACCAGTAGCTGGAGAAGCCTCTTGAGCAATAGCTTCCTCTGAACCTAGCAAAGCAGGTGCCATTCGCGCTGTTTGTCCTCGACCAAAAGTTTTTGCTCTAGTGTCTCCAACACCAAGACGCACAGCTTTTTCTACAACATCAGCAACTTTCTTTCCTTTATAGCCCATTCTCCCAAGTTGAGCAGCAATCGCGCCGGGTGCTCCAACACCAGATGCCATAAGACCAGCTGTTGTGGTTGCAATTGCAACGTCTGTTGGATCCTCTGGATCAACAATAAAAAAATCAAAGAGATCTCTTGCAGTTAAACCTTGGCCTTCAGCAGTTTTTTCTGTAGTGAAGAAATCAGACATAGTGCCGTCATCACCCACAACCATGTCTTTTATCACGCCAGGCATCACACGAGCGTAATCCATAAAGCCAAGATCTTCAGCTTCACCGCCATTTGCATACCCACGCACAGGCGCAACGCCTGCCATGATGCCCATGCCTTGGCGCTGTTGAGGCGTTTGGAACATTGGTCGCTGCATGATTTGGTTGTACATCATCCCGCCTTGGTTCATCCCTTCTGCCTCCGACAAAGCAATCGCTATGGCTTGCTTTGGATTTGTTACCTTTTTACCCGAACCGCCTGATTTGAGAGCGCCATCCTTGAACTCGCTCATCACCTTGCTGATTTTTTTCTGGCGTTTAGATTGCTTCACGACTGCGGTTTACTCTGGAGTAGTCAACACGATAGTAGCCATCATCGCCTACAATAACTGCGCTTGGGTCAACTGCTTTGAGTTCTTGTGCAATCACACCCTCAGTTGGGTCATCAATACCCATATCCTTAGCTGTGTCATTCCAATCCCATGTGTACCAGCCTACGCCGGGTTGAACGTCATCAATCTTCATCACGTTTTCTTTGAGGCGTATGTCAGAGACATTAAAAAGACTTCCAATCGCACCAGCGACATTGCCTAAGAAACCAACAGCTTGCCCAGCTTTTGCTGCTTTACTTGGTTCTTGATAAGCGCCTGCTTGATTTGCTTGCATTCCATAGCCACTGGTGTATTGAGGCATAAATGGTGCGCCACCCTGTAGCAAGGCTTGTCCACGCTGCAGTCTCATGAACGGCTCATCAGCCATTTGAGTTGCAGCCCTGTACTGCGCATCAAGACCCGCTTGCTGTATGCCTCTACCTGTTGTTCCTAACTGACCCAAGGTTTGTATTTGAGTTCCAAGCATCTGCTGACCTTGTTGACCAAGACCTGCGATACCAGACGCGGCTGCACGTTGTGCACCAGTACCTGCGCCAAATGCTTGCAAGGCTGTGCCAAACTGATCTTGTGTAAGACCGCCAAGACCTTGAGCGGCTTGTGCAGTTCTGCCCATCTGCTGGCCAAATATATCTGCGCCAAGTTGTTGGCCCTGAAGACCAAGCTGACCTATGCCACGAGCGATGTCTGCGCGTTGACCTGCAAGCCCTGCTTGAGCTTGTGCGCCCTGCAGCCCAAGAGCGCCACGCTGTTGAGCAAGAGATCCAATGTCTCTACCTGCTTGCATGCCCATTTGCCCAGCTTGCCCAAGCAGCGAACCAATACCTTGCTGCCCTGACAATCCAAGCTGCCCACTTTCAAGCGCACCTCGTTGAGCCAGTTGCTCCGCACTCAAACCAAGCTGTCCTGCTTGCTGTGCTGCCTGTAGAGAGGTTCCTGCGCCTGCTTGACCCAATGACCCAGTAAGTTGTGCGGCCTGCTGACGGCGTCCCTGCGCCTGCTCAAAGGCTTGTTGTGCTTGTTGTGCTGCTTGTTGAAATCCTTGTGATCGTAACTCAGCACCTGTCTTGGCTTGTTGCTGTAATACATTACGGCCAATCTCTGCCTCTTGTATTGCGCCTCGAGACCCACCAAATGCGCCTGCTCGTATCTGCTGTGCGCGTGCATCTCGTTTCTGTTGCTCGCCTAACCTTGCAATCTCTGCTTGTTGTGCCTCAATAACCTGTTGGTTAAAGGGATCTTGGAATCTAGCTATGCCTGCAGGATCGAACTGGTCACCAGTGCCAGCAAGCCCAGCTATGCCTTGAAGTGCTGCTGCACGGCCCATTTGGCCAGCAGACCGCAAGTCTGTACCAGCCATTTCAGTTTGTGCACGCGCTCTTTGTGCGGCTTCTGCAGCGCCTGTCTGCGCCCCAGCGACCTCACCCGTGATACCACGAGCAGCTTCTGTAATTCCTGTTGTTGCAGTGCCACTTGCTTCAGCTATGGCACGCTCAGCATCAGACATACCTGCTTGTGCACTACCAAGAATAGAAGGAATGCCTCTGCCTGCTTCTGCAATATCGCCAATCGCAGTTTCCATGCCTTGTCGTGCACGTTGATCTACAAACCGCTCACCTGTCGCTGGGTCAAAAACGCCCAAGCTTTGTTCGTACAGTTCACGCGCTCGTGGATCGGCAAACAAACCAGCAGAACGAGGGTCAAACCCTTGGCCAGCCTGTCTGAAAAGATCTTGCGCTTCTGCGAGTTGAGCACCAAAACCACCTAACCCTTGTGCAGCATTGCGTGCTTGAATCTCTAATGGTGAAAGACCAGCGACTTGTTGTATCGGTATGGGGATGGGTTGACCCATGAGGCCAAGGTCACCAGGTTGCCCACTGCCAAAGTAACTAGCAAGGATATTCCGAGTCGCCAACTCCATTGCTGGATCGGCAAAAGTCTGTCCTGCACTTGGGAGAACAACAGGCAGCGTATCATCAGTCTGCACTGTGCTGCTTTGTAAAAGATTCTGAACCATGGCTAAGCTTTCCTCATCGCTTGCTCGCCTGCCTTCTGTAAGGCATACATCATGCGAGCGCCCTCACGGCGTTGTTCCTCTTTTGATTTGCCAGCGCCATTCATTCTGCCGACGCCACGAACCGCCTTAGCGTTCACAACAAATTCACCATCGCTAAGCATTGCAGGAATGTCATCACTTGTTTCTGTGCCTGGACCGGCTATAGGGCCGTTCATACGAGGGAAATCTACGTCACCACCTTGTGCAAGTGCTGCTAACCCGCCACTTTGCATACCTCCAACCATGGAAGCTAGTTTAGCTATTTGGCCAATGTCTGGGCCATCAGATGAACTTGCGTTTGGATCTCTTCCTGCACCCGGATTTGATCTCATGCCTCCTCTGCTTTGCATAATTAAGGCAATCAATTGTTCTTTAGACATATTTTTAAGATCGGCATCACCTTGAGATGATGAACCGCCAGCCAATTCAGATGAGAAATTTTTTAGCTTGCCGCTTAGTCCTGTCATCATGGTGCCAAACTTTTGCATGCCAGTTGGCTCTGGCGCGCCTCCATACAATTCCATTCCTCCGGGCATGCCTCCACCACTCATCTCAACAGGCAAGCTTGCAATCCCGCCTTGCGCAGCGAGCATTAAGTCATCGCCAAAAGTTGGAGAGAATGGTATTTCAGAATCAGGTGCACGCTCAGGTTCAGGCGCAGAGTCAGGCGCAGAGTCACCTTTAAGACGCGCCTCAAATTCTGCTTTACCCTTGTTCCAACGATCTAACGCCGCCTTGTTCTCCCTTTTAATCCTTGTTTGCCTACCAATGTTGCCAGCAGCCTTCTTAGGTATAGGCTTCGGCACAAGGTCTTCGTAAGAGCCAAAAGTAGGCAAATCTAAATCTTGTCTTATGGACGCTATGATCGCTTGCGAATCTTCTGGCAAAGAACCAAAACTAGAACCCGCTTGAGATGCGCCACCCCCGATACCCCCGCTTGCTGGAGGCGTTGTGGCTACAGGAGGGGCCACGTTTGCTTGTGGGTAAAAAGGTTGCGTGGTTCCCGGAAGATTCGCATAAGTCATACCAGCTAAGCGTTGAGGAGCTAGAGATTGTGCATATGGGCTTGATGCACCGCCTAAAAAAGATGATGTTTGACTAAACCTAGGATCTTTTGTGGCTAGTGGAGAATCAGGAAACCGTTTAAATCTAGCATCATCAGATATTATTTCAGAAGCACGCGCTCTGCTTTGCGTTTGCAAGCGGTCTATTTCTTTGCTCGACTGTGGTTTTTTTCCCATATCAGTTACTCACCTGCTTAACACTTCCATCGCCGTCTGGCCTGTCTCAGCCTAGAGTTAGGATCTTTTGCTGCTTTTGGAAACTTCTTCATTTGTCCTGCAGATCGTGCGCAAAAAGACTTTCTACGCGCTGCTCGCTTCCCTGTAGGCTTACTCTCCGTCACAGCAGTCTGGAGTTTACTACCAGGATTAGCTTTACGATACGCCTTTACACCAGCTTCTGTCATGCCAGCGCCTTGTTTTGTAGGGCGAAAGTTCTTTTTATTGCGCTTTGGCATCTTGTCACGGCGTCGTTTCTTGACCTCGCCACCGCCATTGAACTCTTCTGCGTATCGTCTAAACATCAGGAGTACCTAGTTCTCTTGCGTCGATCCGACATAACAGCACCGCAACCACGGTGATTACGGCGAACTTCACCACCATTGGCTTTTTTTACAATGGTCTTCACATTTGTTGGCTTGCCGCCCACACCTTGGGGCTTTGCACGCTTGCGCGCAACAGCACTACGCCGCTCGCCCTCAGTCATAGATTTTGCTTTTGACCTAGGCACGCACTTTGGATACTTGCGCTTTGAACCTTTTACTTTGGCACGGCCACACTTCTGGAACTTACCGTCTTTCTTCGGTGCCCCAATATCTACCCAATCACCTTTTGGGCCTTTGCCGAACCATTCTTTTAAACTCATCTGTCTATCAATCTAGCTCGTCTGGATATGAAGCCCCCGCCTCTCACGTTTCTTATTTTCTTCGCTGCAGATGACGTACCACTGCTTTTAGGCTTCGGGCCTTTGAAGTCTTTACGTTTCTTACCAGACGGATCTTTAATCTTGCCTGCACAAATCTTGCTGGCGTAAGCGTTTGCATACGCGGACGGGTATACCTTGAACTTGCGCTTGGCTGCAGCTTTACCTCTTGGGCATAGTTTTGTCATGAACCTACACTCACTACGATTGCTCCTTTGTTTATCACCTGAACAGAACCAACCTCACCTTGTGCTTCAAGAGGATCAGTTGTGTAAGGCAGCTCCTGAGATAAACTAATCCAATTGCTCCCATCAAACACCTGTAAGGTGTTGATAGTTGTATTCCAGATTAAATCACCTGTATTGAATTTCAAAGTGTCTCTTTTCTCTCGCGTGAACTGCGGCGTAGAGTCTGGGTCAAACGCATCTAAGCTCAGTTCAAGCAAGCGCACTGTTCTATTGAACGTGGTGCCGTCAACAGAAGCACCATTGTTAATGAGAGGCAGTCTGCTTTTTAACAACTTGCTCATCGTCTACCGTTGGGCTGTATATCAAGTCGAGTACCACCAACTCTGAAACCAACGCCTAGTTGCGAATCAGTGACTGCGTCATCATCAGACTCAAAGCGCACCACTGCTTGACGCCCTCTTGCTCGAGTATCGACCTTGGTGGTTGAGCTTGTGATTGCAGTAGTCTGATCGGTGGTCAGCGTACTGCCGGGGAAGTTGCGCGCTTTGACTACCACATTAATTGTTTGAGTTGAGCCTGTGCCTGTAAACTTGATGTCTGGTATGCAGCGGCGAATGAACTGAAACTCCTCACCATCGCCAATATCAAAGTCAGCAGATTCGATGAACACGTTAGTCATTGGACTGCCATCATCATCGTGACCTGTCTCGTGTTGAAACAAATAATTTGTGGAGCTTGATTTACCTGCTGCTCTTGGAAAAGCAACGATGCCTTCATCAAGCCATGCAGTTCTAGATAGCTGCCCAATGTTCCATGTTTGTTCTTCGTAGTTGTACGCAACAAACCTATCTATGGTGATTGAGTCTGCAGAGCAGTAGAACCAACCGACCTCGTTGAACTGCTTGTTCAAAAACGCAAACACTTGAAACGCCTGGCCTTCGTTGAAGTCATCAAACACATACGACTTTACTGAACAAGGCAGCGGAGTGACGTTGCCTCCGTATGAATAAAAACCTTTCTTATCCATCCAAAACACGCCAGATGGTGCATTCACCGCACCATTAGGGCCAATCAGGCTAACGCCTTCATTGATTAGATTAAGACCAAAGGTCAAAGGTGGCCCAATAAACTGCAGGCTGTACAGCGCAACGTCAGTCCATATCAAAGTCTCTTGCCTAGCTCGCAAGCCACCTATGATCTCGCTGCCTGCAGAACATCTTAATGATCCTGCCGTATTCGTAGCTAATGGCTCAAACTCAGTGGCGTTTTCTTGATCAGAGAACGCAATCAACAGCGGGTCAATAGAGCCAGTTCGCGCAGTGCCTGCTGCATTGATAGGGTCAGCGCCAAGCACAAGAACGTGTCTGTCGATGTCTGAGACTATGACCTGCAGCCCCTTTGTGGGAACCAAGTTTGCGCCACTGATGCCTGACAAAGCGACGGCCCTGGTGCTAAGGCCATTTGTTTTGTCCCAGTAGTAGATGCTTCCTGCGCGAGGATTAGATATTAAGTCTTCACCAAAGTTATCCATTGACCACAAACGCAGCTGGTTTGCATCAGTCAAAGCAGAGGTTGAACCCCAAGAGCCAGAGCTCCAAGCACCAACACCCCAACCTGTGCCATCAACAAAGACATCTAGCCCGCTTGTTATCTGATATGTCCCTACAGTCGAGCTACCTCCATTACCACTGTCACTACTGTTTGCAGTAACTTCTGCACCGCTTGTGTCTTTTGCGACAATAGTAAACGTGCTTGTGCTTGGCACAGATGCGATTTGATATTCTTGGTTTAAGACTGCTGCAACAACATTCCCACCTAAACTTGCTGCATCAGAAAAAGTAACAAAGTCACCTTCTGCGGCACCGTGACCTGTGTCGGTGACAGTTATCGTGCTTGATCCATTGGTTGCAGCAAAGGTAACGTCGCCCGCACCCGTTGTGCTGCGTATTGGAGTGATGTCGTTGTAGCTTGCACCTTCTTGTATGTACAGTTTGAACCGTGTCCCAAGTCCCAAAAGCTTTGTACCATCAAGGTCAACCCAACCATGAAGCTTGCGGCCTGTGCCTTCGTATGATGACTGAATGTATTTCTGCCAACCGCCTATCTTCTCTGGCAAACCCTTACGAAACCGCACCAAGTTGCCATCAAACCAACCGCCTTCTGCAGTGTAGTCAGTGCCTTCTTTGTTGATGCCAGGGTTGAAGATAAACTTTTGCAAAGGCATTACTGATACTCCCCGGTACGAATCATCTCAGTCACCTCTACGGCACGATTGCCCACCTGTTGACTCCAGCGGCTGTCCATAAACTCGTCGGCTGCGATGTCAAACTGCTCACGAGACATGGCCTCAAGCGCCTTCACAAAACCACGCAGTCTTGTGAGGCCAAGGTTAAAAGAAATATCAATCATGGCGTCTTGTCGTACTTCATTAAGTGCAGCAAACCAAAAGTAATTATCTTCAAGTTCTTCTCGCACGCGCTTGATGTCATTGTTTAATAGGTACTCTATTTCATCGTCAGATAACCCAAGACCAGATTCAGCAATGTTGCGGCCAACACCAATAGTTTCATAGCCAGCAGAGCACATATAAACTTTAGACCGCACGCCTTCATGCAACTTGAGCATTTCAATTAGTTTTGTCATTACTTCTCCCTGCTCACGCCTCTAGTTTTTTCGTAGGATCTCATAGCGCCGAGACCGAGCATGCCAGTCATAGTAGTCATTAACAGCGACGGGTCTATCTCTGGAACCTCTACCCAGATACCTGCTATGGGCGCAATCAATACATGATACAGAAGACCCAGACTACAGCACCAACCAATCGAGGGACGCCACCCGGCAACGAACAGCGACTTGTGAGCAGCCTCGACCTTGTTGATCTCCATTTGACCCTTGGCAAGTTCAGCGGCATGGCG